CGTGAAATGGCCGTCGGATGGCCGTGTCGGATTATCCTTCGATAGTTAAGCTAACTAACTACTTGTTGAGCGTCAAGCAACCTTCTTGGATTTCACTTCGATCATGGACCGGGACACCTCGTCCCGGGTGTAGGGCCGAAACACGTTGACCCACCCGCACCCCTTGCAGCGCCACGAGTCCCGAGGTTCCGGCAATACCTCACGGTCCCGTGGGGTTTCAAACGACCCCCGATGTTTCAATGGCTCCCTGGACTCCCCCAGCCACGAAGAGCAGTGGTGGCACCGTAGCTCGAAACTCACACCAGCCCCAGCCGCTTGCGGGTGCGCTGGAACCGTTCAAACTCCTCCCGGGCCAGCTCCCGCAACGCGGCAGCCTTGGCTTCGGCGTCTCGGACTTCCGCCTCTGTCGCGGCAACCTCTTCGGGTGATGGGCCAACGGGGGCCAGCACGATCAGGGCGTTCGTTGCCGGGTCGGTCGTCAGCGTCTCCGTGGCCGACTTCATGACCAGGGTTGCAGTCATTTGGTTGGCTCCCTCAAACACGGGCGACACCTCAATCAAGTCTAGGCCGGCGATCAACCGCTTGGCCCCCAGCGCCTTCCACTCGTCCGTCATCTCGGCCGTCTGGACGCCCCGGAACCCGATGGACCACTCGCCATGTTCGCCCATTTCCTTGGTCGTCTCAAATGCGTCCCGGCCACGGGTGGTCCCCATAAAGAAGCGGCCGTCCACAATGGCCTGGTTGTTCTCCACCCGAATGACGCCCTTACCCGCTGGGGGTTGGCCGGCCAGTACGGAGTCATGCCGGTAGGCCGACAACTTGACCACGGTTCCCGATTTGATGGCCCCGGGGAGAATCACGTCCCCCTCACGGTCAACGATGTTCATGGTGTTGACCACCGCCGTGACTTCCCCCTTGACCGCGTCCTTCACCTCAAACGGGCCGAAGGATTTGGTTTCCAGTGTCTCAGCCATTGCCATTCCTCCCGTTGCCGTTGCCATTCGCCATCACCCGGTCCCGGATGGCGGCTAAGTCCTGGTCCACCGCTGGAGCGGCGGCCGGCTCCTCCGGTTCGTCCGGTGCTGGAGCTGGACCCAAGTACACCTGACGGCTGGGGTCCACCTCGAGGCCGAGCATCGCTTGTGCCCGGTCCACCCGTAACACGCCTTCCTTGACCAGCAGCGCAATGCGTTCGGCCTTCTCTTTTTCCTCTTCCTGGGAAGCCGAGAAATCCGAGGTATCAAACCGCACCCGATACCGCTTAAGCTGGGTGACGAAATCGGGGAGGAGTTGCATTCCTAACTGTTTGGCCATGTCGCTTTGCATCGGCCTGATACAGCTATTCCACGCCTCTTTTCGCAGTTCCCGCATGGTTGCGCCAACCTTGGTCTGCTGGAGGCCGGAGCCGAACCCAACGACGGCGGCCGGTACGCCCAGTGCCGCACACACCCGCTCCTCTGCGATGTCCCGCAGATTGCCCAACATCAAGTTGTTGGGGTCATACCCGAACTGCTGAACGTCGGTGGGAACCCCGAACGCCAGCCATTCGCCCCGGCGTGACCCGGTGAAAGACTTCATGTGTTCCTTGACCCGGTCCACCTCTTGCTTATTCATCCGGCTATCGGCCGACTTGGGCGACACAATCCCACCAGGGACACCCATGTTGCCGAGGATGGCGGCCGAGAACGATGACGCCTCTTCGTCGGTGAATACCTCCCGCAACAACGGCTTCAGGGCCGACATACCCTTCCGGGGGTTGCACGGATCGAGGCCGGCCCGGAAGTGGACCACGTTTTCCACCTTGAGGTTGACCGGTGGCTTACCGTTCTCCGGGCGATATTCGTAGTGGGAGATGAACGCCGAACCGTCGTCGGGCCACTTGGGGTCAACAAGGAAGTGGGGTAGATACCAGTAGCCCAACACCTTACCGAACGAGTTGCGTACCTTCTGCCAGTAAGCATTCCCGTCAAAGCAGAACGACAGCACAGACGCCTTCCATAACAGGGAATCCCCGTAGTACGGATTAGGCCGCATGAGTGTGGCGGTCAGGGCGTTTTCTTCGTCCTCTTCCCACACGTCGCCCCGTCTCCGCTGCACAATGGCTTCGGCCTCGGTGAAGTTCCGGAGTATCCAGTTCACCGGGGACATAACCACGTTGGCGTCCAGCGCATCGTCGGGCGACTTGGTGTACAGTCGCACGTACCCGTTCTGGTTCTGGGGGATAAACCCGTCATCTGTGATGACGGTAAACCCCTTGGTCTGCACCTTTGGCGGTGACAGTCTATCGAGCCAACCCATTAACCCCTCCGCATCCCGAGATAGAGCAGCACCAGCCCTAACGCGATCTTGCCGGCCGGTGGATAGACGCCCCATGCGCCCCACGCCACCAGGATTCCCCCCCCGTAGACGTGCGCGTCCCGGAAGTCGGGCCACCAGTGCCTTAGAGAAGCCATGACGCCTCCTCCGGAATCAGTATGGCCCGGCTCATGGCGTTAATGAGCGCCGACGCCGGGTCAATCTTGTTTTCTGGCCGTTCCTTGCGGGGGAAAATGTTGTCGTTCGCATCTTCCTTGACTGTTACGTTGGACATCGCCCACGCCAACACCGGGTCACCGGTGTGGTGGAACTGGCCCGACTTGACCAACGCCTCCAGGGACTTCATGGGGTCGGACAGGTTCTTGACGTTCTGCTGTAGCTCAATCGCGGTGATGCCTTCGCGGGTGAGTTCCTGAATCATCTCTTGAGACGCCCACGGATCAAACGCGGCCTGTTCGATACCGTGCGCCCGGGCGTCCTCTAACAAGTCGTCCCGGATGCGGCTGTAGTCCGTCATATCGCCATCGGTCACGGTCAACCACCCATCGTGCGCCCACGGGAGGTAGCGGGTGTTTCTGGGGTCGTTGACGGTGGACTCCGGGAGATAGTGGCGGCCGAAGGCGTAGTAATGCGGTACGTCGTCAACCATCTGTCGGAATACCCGGACGATGGACGCAATGTCCAACTTGCTGGCCAAGTCGCCGCCCGCGAAGCACGGACAGTCCGCAAACCGTTCGGGTCTCAGTGAGCGGTCGGCTTGCCGGTGCCACCATTCCATATTCATCCAGGCCGCCCGGGCGGTGACCCAGACGTTAAGGTGCTTGGTCTTGAATACGTTCTGGTGGCGGGAGCTGGCAACGGCTTCGGCTTGTTTCTCTTTCAGGAAGGATTCGGAGACGGATACCCCGTAATTCGGGTTGGCCTTCCGCAACGATTCCTCGGCCGCCCAATCGTCCCCTTCGTCTATGGACCATATCACCCCGAACAACCGGTCGTCGGGGTTGGTCCCGTCCAGCATCTTTTGTACGTCCTCGTGCATCGCATAACACGGCCCGGAGATGTCGGACCCGGCCGTGGTGATGACCAGCACCAGCGGTTGACGCCGTGCCCCCATACCGGTCACCATCGTGTCATAGAGCCGGGCGTCGGGGTGTTCGTGGTATTCGTCAACGATTGCGAGGGATGGGCTTGCCCCGTCTCCGGGGTTCCCGATCAGCACTTCAAACCGGTCCCCGGTATCCAGCCGCACCAGGTTGGAAGCGTTGACCGTGATTCCGAAGTGAGACAGGAACTCCGGGGACCGTTGCGCCATCAGCTTGGCCGGCCGGAACACTTCCCACGCTTGTTTTTCGGTGGTGGCCCCACTGTAGACTTCCGCTCCGGGTTCCCCTTCGGTCAAGGCGTCCAACCCCTCCACCGCACCCAGCACAGACTTGCCGTTTTTCCGGGGAACTTCCACGTAAGCTTTCCGAAACCGGCGAAAGCCGGTGTCTTTCTCCCGGAACCCGTGGATATTCGCCCGAACAAAGCATTGCCACGGCTCAAGGTGAATTTTCACCTTTTCCGGGGCCCTGGGGTCAGGGATGGCCCAATGACCTTTGACGTGAGGGAACAGCTCCGCGAACTTGCACGCCCGTTCCGCCTTCTCGGGTACGAAATGGTAGGGCCAGTCGGTGCGGTCGGTGTCGGAGAGGAAACGTTGGCAGGCTAACCGGGTCCAGCGACATGCGGGGATACTTCCGGAGACGACAGAACGGGCGTACTCCAACGCCGTGTCTACGTGAGGCGTCGAACTCTTACCCAAGGGCCTCAAACGGGTTCGCCTGGACCGAGGCCGGAACCTTCACCCGGGAGCGGTCGGCCGGCGTCATACCGAAGGACTTATACAGTCGGTCCAATCGTGCCCCCTCCGCACCGGATAGTTCCCCGTGCCGGTTCTCTTTGGCTATCAGCCGGATCATGCTGGTAAAGGCGTAGCGATCACTTTCCAGGGCCACCCCGTCCACTAGCTTGGCCTGGACTTCAACCCAGAGCTGCTGTAGGGTCGGCTCCAATCCGGCGTCCGGTCCACCCAGCAACGCATTGTTTAGCGGCTCGCCCTCTCTGGCCCGGCCCCGGGCAGGGTTGTGGTCAAACGCTCCCACCATTTGGAGTATGCGAGTCGGCTTGCGAGGTCTGGGCATCGGCTACCGAAAAGTTTAGTCCCGGCTAATGAAAATAACACATGCTACCTAAAGGCGAAACGGGGAAGCACAAAAACGCC